ACAGGCCCTACAGGCCCTACTGGATTAACTGGTAATACTGGCGCTACGGGCAATACAGGTAATACAGGTAATACTGGCAATACGGGTGCAACGGGTAATACTGGCAATACAGGTCCTGGTTACTCAGGGGTAACATCTACTTCAACAGTTACTATCGGCACAGGTATCAAGACATTCACTCTTACCGCGGATTCTGGCGCATTTGTTGCAGGCCAACGCGCACGAGCAATTTACACCACCATCCCAGCAAACTGGTTAGAAGGCCCTGTCACTTATGTTGGCGGCGGAACCTTTATTATCACAGCAGATTTGATTAACGGCAGCGGAACATTTTCTGCATGGACCTTTGCAGTTGCTGGCAATATTGGAGCAACGGGTCCAACAGGTCCTACTGGTGCCAACGGAAATACCGGCAACACAGGCAACACAGGAGCCACGGGTAACACGGGTCAGACTGGTCCTATTGGGCCAACAGGTACTAACGGAACTATTGGCGTTAATGGTAATACTGGTGCTACGGGCAATACAGGAGCAACTGGTAACACTGGTGCTGCAAGCACAGTCCCTGGACCAACAGGGCCTACTGGATCAACAGGCAGCACTGGTGCCACAGGTACCGCTAACCTTTATGACATCCTCATGCTTGGCGGTATGTGATAGGCTTATACCATGAAGATTGCTGTCTACGCAATATCAAAGAATGAGATACTTCATGCGGAACGTTGGGCTAAAGCTACTGAAGGTGCTGATTATCGTATCGTTGCTGATACTGGTAGCACGGACGGTACACAAGAAAAACTTGCAGAACTGGGCGTAACTGTCCACCAGATCCACGTCAAACCATTCAGGTTTGATATGGCTCGTAATGCGGCATTGGCATTAGTTCCAAATGATGCCGATGTTTGCTTGATTTTAGATTTAGATGAAGTACCAGCCCCGGACTTCTTCAAGAAGGTGCGTAAGAAGTGGAAAGCCGGTGCTGACCTAGGCTGGATCAGCATGAAAACTGACGCCAATAAATGGGAACGAGATCGGCTTCATTCCCGCTGGAACTGGACATGGAAGTATCCATGCCACGAAGTAAATATCTTTTACGGCAAACACCAAACGATTGACTGCGACATACGCGATGCTGTTATTGAGCATCTGCCAGATAATACCAAGTCCCGCGGTCAATACCTAGAACTGCTAGAGATGGCAGTCAAAGAGTTTCCCCAAGATCCACGTATGTGGACTTATATGTGCAGAGAATACTTCTTCTACTCCAAGTGGGAAGATGTTATCAAAGCAGCTGAACGCAAGTTAGAAAACGAGGGCTGGGATGTTGAAAGTGCTGCCGTCTGCCGATGGGCAGGAGAAGCAGCGCATCAACTTGGCCAAGAAGAAACTGCTCGTATGTGGTATGACAAAGGAGCAGAGATTCTTCCCTTGCAAGGTGAGCCGCAATTCGGTGTTGCAATGGATGCTTACCGAAAGCAAGAATGGCAGCGGTGCTTAGATGCTGCTCTCAACGCTCTGGAGTCTCCTCGCTCCAACCACTACTGCTACGAATCAGCAGTCTGGGATTGGAAAGCCTACGACCTTGCAGGAATCGCTGCTTACAATCTCAAGCACATTGATGAAGCAATAACCTTTACACGAGAAGCGGTAAAGGCTAACGGTCCAGAGAATGACCGTATCCAACGTAACCTAGTTTTCTTTGAGGAAGTTAAAAATGCAACATCAACATACAAGCAGGGTAAGTAAATGGGGAATGGATGACAAATACAATAGTGTCCCTGTTGAATACGATTGCTCAGTTTGCGGGGAAGTTAGTGCCACCCCATTCGTTTGTGAGGAAACACCATCGGATCATTTTAACCATAGCGATTATGTTGATGGCTGCTTTGCTTGCAAACTCGGCACATTAGAGCTTAACACCGGCGACGCAGGGCGAGCCGATTCTATGTCCCAGAAGAAGTGGGATAAGGAACTTCAGTCCTACCGCGATGCAAGAGCGCAGGGTATTCAACCTGCGGGTACATCAACTCAGGCTATTCGTGAAGCCCATCAGGCTAGCGAAACTTTAGGTAAGGCATATAACGCTGACGTAATGCCAGCAACAAGCAAGATAACCAAACAGACTGCAAAGTCATTCACAGAAGCGGGAGTTGTCTAATGGCAGCTAAGAAGGGTATGGGCTTTGCCGCAGCGCAAAAGTCTATTGCTAAGAAGTCAAATGTTTCAATGGAGTCAGCAGGAGCAATCCTTGCTTCCTCAACCCGTAAGGCCAGCCCATCTGCAAAGAAGGCTAACCCAAATCTCAAGAAGGTCCTACCAGCAAAGAAGGGTAAATAACATGTGCGTAGAGTGCGGTTGCAATAGCAACATGGTCGGCAAGGCTAGCGACAAGCTAACAGGCAAGCCACAAGATCCATACGGTCAATATGACGGTGTTGGCGGAACTAAGTAAGTAAACAACTTTAGAAAGGATCTGATATGGCATCAGGAGACGGCTTAACTGCAACATATCATTTGAATCGTTTGGCAGGCACCATTATCAATGGTGTGCCACAATATGATTTTGATGGTGCTGCGCTCAAGTGGGGAACGGTTGTTCTTGGTTCACACAATGCTACTCGTGGCATTGACGTGCTTAATCAGATTTATGCGTCACGGCATGGTGGTAAGAACTATCTTGAAGATACACCAGGCATTTTGAATTTACTCGCTGGCACATTCGGCCTTGGCGAAAATGAAGCGGCAGCGAGGATCGTATCGTGAGTACATTTGTAAACTTAATTGACGAAACTAACTTAGCCCTTACAGGTTATACCAATCGTCAAGATCAGGCTACATACCTGACAGCCCCAATTGCTTCAACCGATACCACGTTTACTGTTGCCGATGGCACAGTTCTTACCCGTGGTTTGGTTGAAATTGATGATGAACTAATCTGGGTAGATTCTTTTGACCGTGCTACAAACACGGCCACTATCCCATCATACGGCAGAGGATTTCGTGACACCACGGCTACTGCTCACGATGCCGGTACCCGCGTAACAATCTCGCCTTCCTTTCCGAGAAGTGTTATCCGCCGAAATCTTAACCTTGCTATTGATGGCGTCTACCCAGATTTGTTCGGTACCTTTTACACAACCTTTACTTGGCAGGCAGCTGTAACAACCTATGTACTTCCACAAGAAGCAGTAGATGTTCTCGGCTGCTCATGGCAGACCATCGGCCCTTCTAAGGAATGGCTACCAGTGCGCCACTACCGCATTGACCGCATGGCCAACCCAACCACATGGGGTAGCGGTAAGACCATCTCCATCCGTGAAGGCATCATTCCTGGTCGTACCGTCATGGTTACTTACACCAAAAAGCCAACCACCCTTACCTACGACACAGATGACTTTACAATGACCGGACTTTCAGAGTCTGCCCGTGAAGTAATCATCCTTGGTGCTGCCTACCGTACAGCAATGTACTTGGATATGGGTCGCGTACCTGCCGCAACTGCTGAAGCAGATGCCTTGCAAGGTAATGATCCAATTGGCTCAGCAGCCAATGTCGGACGAGTTCTACAACAGATGTACAACCAGCGTTTGCTCGTGGAAGTACGTCGCCTTCAAGAGCAGTACCCACCTCGTACCCACTACACAAGCTGAGGATAGCCAATGCCACAACGTTATTACAGCGCCACAGCGCAAGATACAACCATCAACGGAAATATCAATTCATCCGTTACCAGCGTTATTCTCAGCGCAGCCGTTGGCTTTCCAACCAACTACCCATTCGTCCTTGCCCTTGATTACAATGCGGCTTCGGAAGAACTGGTTTTGGTTACTGGCACAACAGCGGCGACCACATTCACAATTACCCGTGGCTACAACAGCACAACCCCACAGGCTCACCGTACTGGCGCTGTAGTGCGCCACGTAATCTCAGCACAAGACATGACAGATATGCAGGCTCACTTTGATGCCACAGCGGATGTTCATGGCGTTTCAGGTCAACTAGCAGCAGCAAGTGATGTAACCAGTATCGCGTTCCTAACAATGGGCGCTTAACCAAGCAAAGGAAAATAAATGGCAAGTGCATATAAAGTGCTTGGGCAGGCAGTCCCAGCAGCAACAACAGCGGCAGGTGCTTCATCTAGCCTTACAACCCTGTACACATCAGGCACTGCGCTAGGCGCAGTTGTCTCTAGCGTTGTCATCTGTAACCAGTCAACATCGGCTCAGACATACCGTGTCTCAGTCCGTGTAGCCGGTGCTGGTGACACACCAAAGCAGTACCTTGCCTACGACGTACTCCTAGGTAGCAACGCCACAGATACCCTTACTCTGGGCTTGACCTTGGCAAATACAGACATCATCTCAATTGCAGCATCCTCAACATCCGTCTCATTCTCAGCCTTCGGAAGTGAGCTCTCCTAATGACAGTCCTTCGTCACCCCAATAACCAGGGTGTGACACTACAGCAGTGGCGTAAGACCGCTGCGGGTGGTGAAACATCCCTTACCGGTACTGATGACTTCAGTGCCGCTCTGGCCTACACAGTGGGCGCAGAGGAAGTCTTTATCAATGGTGTCCTCATTGAGCGTGGTGTGGATTACACAGCCACCTCTGGTACCGGCATCACTTTGACCAATGCCCTCGTCGCAGGCGATTTGGCTACCGTCCAGAGTGCCACATCCTTTAACGTAGCTAACGCTATCCCAAGGGCAACTGTAACCGCTAAGGGCGATCTCATCACCGCTACCGGCGCTTCAACCGTCACCAACCTCGCAGTAGGAGCTGACGGCTCAACACTCGTTGCAAACTCTTCTGCCAGCACAGGAATGTCTTGGACTACTTATGGCTCGCCCAATTTTGTGATAAATGGCGGAATGGACTGCTGGCAAAGAGGCACCAGTTTTGCTTCATCGGGTAATTTGCATAACTTTGCAGCAGACCGATTTGCCTTCTTCAGAACAAGTGCTGGAAGCGGTATGACCGTCACTCGTCAATCTTCTGGCTTGACTGGGTTCAACTACTGCTTACGCGCACAACGAAACTCAGGAGATACCAATACCGAGGGAATGATTGTTCTCGGCAATACCATAGAAACCGCCAACGCAATCTATCTTGCAGGCAAGCAGATAACAATTAGTTTTTATGCTAGAGCAGGTGCAAACTTCTCCTCTAGCAGTAACACCGTCACCCTTGCTCTTTTTTCTGGAACTGGAACAGATGAATTTGGGTTTGGAGCGTTTACCAACCAAGCAACTGTTGCCACAGGAAGTTACAATCTAACAACTTCTTGGCAACGCTTTACTGCTACGGGAACAATGGCATCAAATGCCACCGAACTTTCATTCTACTTCTCAAGTGTTAGTTCATCGGGTACTGCGGGAACCAATGATTACTACGATATTACTGGCATCCAACTTGAGGCTGGTTCTATTGCCACCCCATTCCGCCGCGCTGGTGGAACAGTTCAGGGGGAGTTAGCCGCTTGTCAGAGGTACTACTGGCGCAGTTCATCAGGCGTTGCTTATGCTGAATATGCTTGGGGAGTTGCTACCAGCAGCACTCAAGTAAATTTGCGAACTATTGCACCCGTACCAATGCGAATTGTTCCAACTTCTATGGATTACAACCAACTTCAATGTGGTGATGAAGTAAATAGCGCAGGGCTTTTGACTGGGCTTACAATGTCAGGTGGTGGCAGCACAAATACCATAATGAACATGACTGCTTCTCAGTCAAGCGGATTTACTCAATATCGCCCATACTTTTTATTTGGAACTTCCAACACAGGTAATTACCTTGGATTTAGTGCGGAGTTATAATGGATACAGTTACTTACCTAGACCTTGAAAATAAAGATGGCTCAATTACAACTTTTGCCATTATTGCCCACAATGACGGCTCATTTACCTCAATGACCAAGGCTACCTACGATGCTATGCAAGCAAATAGCACA